CCGGGCTATTGGCCGGAAAGTTTTATGTGCTGCGGTCAACAGAGTTTTTGTTCCTGGCTGTAAATGGGATTACGTTTTAATTATAGAAGGAAAACAAGGTATAGGAAAATCTACAGCTTGCAGAATCCTCGGCCGGATGTGGGGCGGGGATATGAACTTAGACCCACACTCTAAGGACGCGGTGGCGATGATGGGGGGCAAATGGGTAATTGAATTATCTGAAATGGTTGCCTTGAAATGGTCTGATGCCGCCGCGCTAAAGAGTTTCATCACAAGGGAAAAAGATACTGTACGCCCAGCCTATGCCAGACACGCCAGAGATTTTTTAAGACAAAGTATTTTTATAGGCACAGTAAATCCCGATCACGTTGGATATTTACACGACGTTACTGGGAACCGAAGATTTTGGGTTGTTAATTTTCCAAAAATGGTGGATATGGTAGGCCTTGAACAAAACTGCAGCCAGCTATGGGCTGAGGCCACTTACTACTATAAAACTGAGCCACTATTCCTGGCTGCTGCCGAAGAACAAATGCAGGAAGTTGAAACTAAAGCACGGATGCCGGAAGATCCTATGACGCGACAGGTCAAGCAGTATATAGAGGAATACCCAGAGATAACAGAATTGGACGTTGTAGAAGTTATGGACTTCCTTGGGATCTCAGCCACTAGAGCAAATAAAAATGATCAGTCACGCGTAGCTTTAATCCTCGGAGAATTAGGTTGCACCCGGGAGCGAGTCACGACAGGCGGACATATGAGACATATATTCAGGAGGAAAGATGCCTAGAACTAAGAAGATACACCGATGGGAGATAGTACACCATAAAGACAACAACCCTAAAAACAACAAAAAAGAAAACCTGCAAATAATGAGACAAGCAGAACATATAAATTTACATAGGGAGGCTGCGTGAGAATAGATAAACTTTACCCATTTCAAATTGTAGGCCGGGATTTCTTAGCTTCCAGAAAAAGTGCTATACTGGCTGATGATATGGGTTTGGGCAAGAGTTATATGGCTATGGAAGCTATCAAAAAACTTGGGTTAAAGAACGGAGTTATAATTGTACCTCAGAGTATCAGACATACTTGGTATAAAATTTTTCAAGAACAGCTACCGGGCTTGCACGTCAAGGAAATATTTAATACCCGTTCACTGCCGGAACCGGACGCTTTTAATATTGTGAACTATGACATTGTTTGGCGTGGCCGGCTGCTGCCAGATTTTTTAGCCAGCCCTTGGGATATAATAGTAGCGGATGAATCCCACTATTTAAAAAACATAATAGCCAAAAGATCAAAGGCTGTTTTAGGTAAGAAAGGGATATATAAAAATGCTACGTACTGCTGGCTTATGACAGGTACTCCGGTGCTAAATAAACCTATAGAATTATTTGCACCGCTTAGAGCTTTGGTCCCAGACATTTTAGGGAAAGAAGCAGATTATATGAGATATGCTTATAAATACTGCGACGCGTTCCAGGACCATTTTGGTTTCAATGTTGAAGGCGCGTCTAACTTAAAAGAACTAGCTAGAATATTAGCACCTGTAATGCTGCGCCGGACTAAAGAAGAAGTGCTGCCAGAACTACCTCCGGCCATTTATGAAAAAATTTATCTTGACGGGACAAAAGAGTTAATGAAACAAACCGACGCTGAGATCGTATCCCCGAGAAGCGCGTCAATAAAAAAAGCTATAGGGCTGTTAAAAGTTAAGCCGGCTATAAAACATATTGAATATTTATTAGAGACAAAAAATAAGGTTGTAGTTTTCACTTGGCATAAGGCCGTTGCGGCAGAACTGAACGCTCATTTTGGCGAGCGCTCAGTATTATACACGGGCGATGAATCTACAAAACAAAAAGACGCGAACAAAGAGCATTTTATTAAAGATGAATCCTGCCAGGTTTTTATAGGCCAGCTTAATGCAGCTGGCATAGGACTTGACGGGCTACAGAAAGTTTGTGACACGGCAGTATTTATTGAAATGACTGGTGTGCCTGGAAAAATAAAACAGGCTGTGGATAGACTCCGGCGCATAGGTCAGGACGACACGGTACTTGCGCAGTTTTTAATTGTTGAAGATAGTATTGACGAGGAAGTTGTAAACAAACTAATCGAGAAAAGCAAGAACATAAACAAAATAATGCAGGAAGAAGGAAAGGAGGTTTTTGTAAAATCAAGTTGTAAGATGTGCGGTAAGGATAAAGAACTGCACGAATTGAAAAGGGCGGCCGGGCTATCTGTTTGTATGGATTGCGGCCGGAAACTAAACTGTTTTAACTAGGAGGAAAAATGGTAAAACTAAATTCAGTAGAAATAGCAAAATTATGCCACGAAGTAAACAGGGCATATTGTGAGGCTCTCGGAGATACTTCTCAGCTTCCTTGGCTAGAGGCCCCTAAATGGCAGCTAGAATCAGCGGGCAACGGAGTAATGTTCCATTTAGAAAACGAGAACACAAAGCCGGAAGATAGCCACAACAGTTGGATGGATGAAAAAAGAGAAGCTGGCTGGAAATACGGAAGAATCAAAGACGCAGAGAAAAAAGAACACCCTTGCTTTGTGCCATACGATCAGCTACCGGCAGAACAGAAAGCTAAAGATTATATCTTCAAAGCCATATGTGATTTTTTCAAAGAAAAAACAGGAGAAAGCGAATGAGTATAGAAATAGAATTGGGAAGGATAGCAGACGCGCTAGAAGATTTGCTAGGAGCAATTACTTCTCTGCCCGCTAGTGCTGAGGGTATAGCATTAGAGCCTGTGCCAGTAGCAGAGCCAGTAGCAGAGCCAGTAAAAGAAAAACCAAAGCGTAAATCACGTGCTAAAGCTAAGACAGCAGAGCCGGAAGCATTACAGCCACCAGTAGAAACGGCTGCAGCATTAAGGGCGCTAGGGCAGAAGATCGCACAAGCAATCCCGGAAGCAAACCTAGCTAAGTTTTCAGCATACGTTACTGCAAAAGTATGCAAGACTTTTATGGTTGACAAGTTATCTGCGATACCGGACGGCCAAGTAGCACAGGCTAAAAAGTTAATGTTAGCAAAAGCAAAGGAGTTGGGCTATGTCGGTTGAGAAACTACACGCTACTCTCAGCCCTTCAGCCACTGATCGTTGGTGGAGTTGCCCCGGTTCCGTTGCCGCTTGTGAGGGTTTAAAATCTACCTCATCAAGCTATGCTATCGAAGGCACTGTAGCGCACGATGTTTTAGAAAAATGTCTGAAGGGAAAACTGAATCCTTTTGACTTTGTTGGCCTGGATTTCCAGGACGTCGAAGTTACTGAGGAAATGGCGGAAGCAGTCAGTATGGCAATAGACTTTGTGGACGCTGAATTACAAAAAGGTGGCTTCTTATTAGCAGAAGAAAAAGTAGATGTTGTTCCGGGCGAGGTCTGGGGCCATCTGGATATTGCAATCGTACGGCCGTTTGATCATTTAATTGTTGCTGATTTCAAATATGGCAAAGGTATAGCGGTCAAAGCAGAATATAACTATCAGATGCTAAATTATCTATTGGGTATGTCAAAGCTACACGAAACCGAAACTTTTGAACTGGTAATATTACAGCCAAGAGTTGAGGAAGAGCCAATACGGTGGATTTGTCCGCCGGACACGCTCGAAACATTCGAGGCAGAACTGATCAGACACGTGGCTATGACTAAAGAAGCAAGCGCTATGCTTGTTCCTGGAAGCCATTGCAAATGGTGTCTAGCCAAAGCAACTTGTTCGGCTTTACGTGGAGAAATAGGCGGGGTTTTAGCTCCGGTTAAAAATAGCGCGTTGCTATTCCCGGACGTTAAAATGCTAACTATTGAACAGGTAGTAAAACTGTTGGACCACAAAGATCAGATAGAAAAGTGGCTGGCTGCAATCTCAGCTTCTGCTTTTGAAATGTTAGAGGATGGTAAGCAAGTGCCGGGATATACCCTGGCTAAGAAACGCGCGAATAGGAGGTGGGCCGATGAAGTAAAAGTAACAAGCACGTTCGCTGATCTAGGCGACGAAATATACACGTTGAAGCTTAAATCCCCTGCTCAGATTGAGAAACTGATAGGGAAAGCACGTAAATCAGAAGTCTCAAACCTAACCGAGATACCCGACAATGGGTACACAATGAAGAAAGAAGGATAGCGTTATGGCACAATCTAAACAAGTAAGAACAGTATACCAAACACCGGCATTTAGAATCTCTTATCCTGCACTATTTGAGGCTAAGGAAACCTTGAACGGGGATTTTAAATTCCAAGCAACTATGCTTTTTCCTAAATTAGAATTGGCTACCAGACTAAAGGCTGAAGGACACCCGGCTGCAAATTGGATAGCTGCGGATAATGGAAAAGGTTTCTATGCTGAGATCTTAAAAGTAGCAAGAGGAAACTTCGGTCCTGAAGTTGCGCTTGATACGTTGAAGCTAACCAAGTTTAGGGATGGCGACCTGCCTAAACCAAATGGTAAAATAGAAGAAAATGACAAGGGCCATATCATCGTACGGACCTCTACAAAGGATCGTCCGAAGTGCTTACGTCAAGACAAAACAATAATTACAGACCCGGGCGAGTTGTATGCCGGCTGTTGGGTACGAGCAATCTTAACTGTTGCTCCGTTCCTAAAGCCTCAGCACGGGGTAACTGTTTATCTAGCAGGAATCCAAAAACTCGCAGAAGATGCAGCGTTCTCTAGCCGTCCACGGGTTGAAGATGAGTTCGATGCAGTAGCCACTACAGAAACATTCGATGGCGGGGATATTGGAGAAGCAGAAGCAGCCCAAAACGGAAATCCTTGGGAATAAATTAAAATAGCGGAGCAAGCCGAAAGGTTGAAGGGGGTGGGTTTTTCTGCTCTGATCTTCCCACCCCCAGTCCGTGCATAAAGGAAAATATGAAAATATATATTGATTTTGAATCGAGATCACAAGCAGACATTTGGGCCACGGGCGCCTGGGCTTACGCCGAGCATCCGTCTACTGAAATACTGTGTCTTTGCGTGGCTATAGATGATGGCCCTGTTCATACTCTTACCCGGGCTACAATGGCTAAGGGGGTTCTAAAACTAAATGCTTTCATCGAACAGGGCGCTGAGTTCCACGCGCATAACGCTTACTTCGAGCGCTGCATCTGGAAACAGAAAATAACACCTATTTATGGAGTATTACCTATACCTATAAAGCAATGGCGCTGTACTGCTGCAAAAGCTGCAGCCAATGCTTTGCCAAGATCTTTAGAGAATGTCTGCAATGCGCTAAACACTAAAAATAAAAAAGACAAATCGGGCAACACAGTTATGCGCTCGGTTTGCAGAAGCACCGGAGTAATTGACCAAGATAAATTAGAACGGCTATACAAATACTGCGCTCAAGATGTTGAAGCTGAACGCGACGTAGACAATGCTATCCCAGATCTATCGGAGAAGGAGCAGCGAGTATGGTTTCTCGACCAATATGTAAACGACACCGGAGTAAATGTAGACATCGAAGCCGTAAAAGCCGCCGCTGTTATAATCGAACAAGAGACTGGTATGTTGACAGAGGAATTAAATACGTTGACAGGCGGAGCGATAAACAAGGGGACTCAGACCAAAGCGATCAGAAGCTACTTAGAACGCCAGGGCTGTGACCTACCAAACCTTCAGAAAAATACAGTTATAAACACTATAAAGAACAGCAAAAACAGCAAAGAAAATTTAAGGGTGCTTGAACTGAGACAGCAATTATCTCTCACTTCAAATGCTAAGTATAAATCAATCCTAAGCACCCTATCTATTGATGGCAGGGTAAGAGACATAATGGTATACCACGGAGCCAGTACGGGCCGGTGGACTGGGAAATTAGTACAGCTTCAGAACCTACCGAGGCCTACTGATCATACAGTAGATTATAGCACTGCGATAGCTTTAGCTAAACAGGGCCGGGAGTCTTTAGGTTGTATCTATGATAACCTCCTCAGCGTCCTCTCAGGCTGCATTAGAGGGATGTTTATACCGACTGTAGGTTATGAGATGTTTATATCGGATTTCGCTGCTATAGAAGCCCGTGTGGTTATGTGGCTGGCCGATGCAAAGGATGGGCTAGAGATATTTCATCAGCAAGACAAAGACCCTACGATGCCAGACATCTATGTTATGATGGCCCGGGAGATATACGGCAAGTCTAATCTTACCAAGAAAGATAAACAGGAAAGACAGTTAGGTAAGCAAGCAGTTCTAGCTTGTGGGTTTGGTATGGGTATAGAAAAATTTAAAGCGACGTGTAAAAACTACCATATAGTTGTCAGCGATCAGATGGCTGAGCGCGCCGTATTTACTTATCGGAAAAAGTTTAAGATGGTAGTTCAATTCTGGTACGCTTTAGAAAAAGCAGCCAAGCGCTGCATCAAAACTAAAATCCCGCAGAAGGTAGGCAAAATCAGATGGTTTATGGAAGGGGACTTCTTACGTATGGGGCTTCCTTCCGGCCGGACCTTAGCTTATCATTTTCCTAAAGTAAATGCTGCGGATGAAATAAGTTTTATGGCCGTAAACGGAACAACTAAAAAATATAATGTTGAAAGAACCTGGGGCGGGACTTTAGTTGAGAACGCTACCCAAGCTGTGGCCCGAGACATAATGGCAGAAGCTACTTTACATATGGCTTCATCCGGGTATAAAATATTATTCACAGTACACGATGAATTAGTAGTTGAAGCACCGATAGGTACTAAAACTGTAGATGAAGTGCTACAAATACAGCGCCGAACTCCGGCTTGGGGTAAAGGCTGTCCGATAAACGCTGAGTGCGAGAAAGTTATGAGGTATAAGAAATGATAGTTAAAGTAACGGTGGTATTTGAAGCAGATAGCATAGACGTCATATCTGGGTTGGCAAAAGAGTTTTCTGAAATTTATGCGTTAGAAAATGCTAATGGTGTGTTGGAAAAACACGACTCTGATAAAACAGAATGGAAAACAAAAATTAGATAAAAAATAGGAGCCCAAATGCACAATGATATCGAATGTCCATACTGCGACGCAGAGCAAGAAATAGAACACGACGATGGAATAGGGTACGAAGAAGATACCGCGCATACTCAAGAATGTGGTGAGTGCGGGAAAACATTTGTGTACTACACATCAGTAAGTTTTTATTATAAGCCGTATAAAGCCCCTTGCCAAAATGGGGAGGATCACGACTGGAAAGTAAATACTGGACACCCGGGTGGGTATCTGAGTAATTTTCACACTTGCAGCTACTGTGATAAAAGAGAAATGGTAAATTCAGATCTAAAATATAACCATATTGAAGATACGTGGGGTTAGAAAAATGAAAAAACTACTAATAGCCACAGCCATAATCCTAACGATAGTATTCTGGAGATATATTCTAGCGTACTCAATGATGGTGTTGTGGTGGATTGGGAGTCGGATATGAGTGATAAAATAATATTACATCTATGTGCTGATATTGGCAGCGATAGTAAACCATATAAAGATGCTGGATATGAGGTTATTTTGATTGGTAGTAATATTGGTGTTGAAAACT